CCGTTGTGTGATGTACTATACATCGGTGGCATGTTTACATGCTTATTACCAAAGCTTACTGGCCAATTAGTATATTGACTACTGCTTCAAGGGCTCTCCCAAGTTCTTCCGGGTCCCATTCATGAATGGTTGCGCCACGCATCTTGTAAGACGTTGCTTTCGCTGCCTGAAGGGCAATCTGCGAGCATAAGTGGCTTCTGCAAGAGTTACGCCATTTCTCATAGGCGTCTTGGAGCTGGTCTGCGTTGGATTTGGTTTCTTGCTGTTGTTGTTTGTCCATTTTACTGTTGAAATATCATTAACATGATGCGTGGGTCCTATTAGTGTACCCCCAACATCAGCTCTTAACTTATTTTCAAAGGTGATATCGAAGAGTACAGGAAAGCCATCCAATTTATCGACATTGGCAATTGCATCGACTCTTTGTTGTAGTTCTTGTCCAGTGATGTCCATTACGTTACAGAAAACTTCACGTATTCTAGTTAAATCTTTTTGCGGCCAAGAATTACTACACTTATATTTTTCTTCATGTGTTAAATTCTTTGGCTTAAGATTTACGATCTTATGAACTTGGCGACACCAGTCGCCTATTATGGGTGTTTTGGAATCTGTTACGTAATATCCTGCAGCTTTATTTATAGCTGCTTGTTCATTCGAAACATTCTTGTTAGATGAAAGATGTAATTTTGGTATAGTTCTCTTTGGGTCTTGAAATGAATCATCACTGGTTAGGGGATCGATAAATATTCTTCCACAATATTTAATCGGTTCCCCTTTATCAGTGACTTCTGTCTCATATTTCAACCCAAGGTCTCTAGCAACTACCAAGAGTTGTTCCTCTAACATAGGTATACGATTCCTCGCACCATCATCACCGGTATACAAGCCTAAGGCTTCCCACGCTTCTAATGGTTTATAACCTAATCCTCTTAACGCACAGTAATCGACATATGCTGTCGCACAGGTGTTCGTATCAGTGGTAATCGGGCTACCGCTACGGGTTCCAAAACCGGGATTATATCGCAGGCCAGTATTTGTTACTGCCTTCTTTACATAGACTTGCCTATGCCAATGTAAATACTCTGCTTTATAATTCTCATGGAGCCATTTCATTTGACAACGCTTATAAACACTCTGCAAAAACTCACTCATTGATCCGTCCAGGCGACTAATATCTGATAGCGTAGAGCCGTCAGTTACAATTCGTCTTAAACGTTTTATTGTTTGAGTGGGTGTTTTAGAGGGTCCGTACCACTTAGCTTTCTTTAAAATATCTTCTTTAAAAGCATAAGTGAAGCACGACATCATTGTTGTCAACTCAGGTGAACAGGTTGTTATGTTCCTGGGATCATTCGTTGCAGTATATGGTTCAGCTTTAATGAATGCTGTTAGTTTATTCAACGCTTTAGTTGAAATAGTAGCTTCTACCATATTTGCCCTCGCAACTTGAGTTGGTGCAGATTGCACTTTTCGCACTTGGTCTACAGACCAAGGCACACCTAAATGTGGTGTTGGTACTAGCAAATCGACGAATTCCGTTGCATATTTCTTATAAATTGATGGTGGATCAATGTCATTTCTTACCTTATTAACTCTCCCTTCGATACAGGCTGTATCAGAATTATGGGACCTACCTGCGAACAACGAAGGTTGTTCACAAATTGGGTTACTAAATTCTCTACCAGGATTTTTGGAATCCTCAGTAATCAAGGGAAATAATGGTTGGAAATAACATGGCAATGTATTTGTTGGTACTACATTAGTTCTATAATCAACATCATCAATCAAATTAAATAACACGGCTGCCTTAACGTGTGGTTCTGGTATTTTATCAGCACACAATATTCGTTCGACATCAGCAATTACCGGTGGTGAATTCTTGTTGCTCATCCTATTTTGAATGGCCAAGTAACTCATACCGGTAAGCTCAACTGCATGGGGTGAACCATTTGCAGCAATTGACATTATATCGGTCAATGGATTGTATATTACGTTCTTTTTACCAAACGTAAATTGCCTCCTCTTAATGCCGTTCTCGAATTTCATATGCGTGTAAAATGGATAAGGTGTTAACGTCGCTGGAAGTATCGTTATTATTCTTCTATTACTATCCTCTGATAACTCATGTTGAGTCACGTGGTAAGTTAATAAATTCTTATCGTTGTCTATTATTGTTAGTGTGTCACCACTATAGTCCCAGATTTTATGTTTATAAGGTGCGCCGCCTGAAACCACATAATTTATCTCATTATTTTTAATATAATAAGCGTGATCTCCGTATCGGTCCGCTACCTTATTTGGGGCCATAGTGTACATCATGATTGGTTTAAATAACTTCAACCATTCATTCATATCAGCATAATAGTCGACATCAGTAAATAACAATACCGCATTTTGCGGCACTTCATCAAGCTTAAAAGGAATATTTAAATCTTTCGGCATATAAAAACATCGTGACCCTAATCCAGTGTCATGACCACTCATTGACACAGTATATGGGATATATCCTGCATGTTGCACAATCTCAGTCATCATGATGTTTGAAGATGTTCTTAATTGCGCTGCTTTGCGATGTGTATGGTTTGGAGCCATATAAATTAGCCGTAACTTGCGCATGGGATGGTCTAGGATCTTCCTTAGATCTGGCATGCGAGTAATTACTCTCTCTATAGCTTGTGAATACTCATGTACTGAAATAGGTGCGCAGTATGATGGAAAAAGAAAGTGCAATAGGTGCCACACAGCCATAATGGTTGCGGTCCAACATGCTCTTATTTTCTGAATTTTGCCCAATTGTGGTTTTTCAACAATTGGAATAAACTCTGCTACGCTCGTATTTTGACTCATAGTTACTATATTTGTATATATTTA